TGGCGCGGATTGCGCCTTACGTCGCCATCGCTGCAACTTCGGGCCGCAAAGGAGCGGATCGTCTTCCACAGCGTCCGCAAGCTAAATTGATGGCACAAACTGATCTTCCGGCGGCAGATTTCGGTGGCACGATTCGGCCTGATGAGGTCACCCTCGCTGCTATGCCGGATAAACCCTTCAAGGGAGTTGTCGGCAAGGTAACTCCCTCTGGGAGGCAAACAGCGCAGGCCATCGTAGACGAGGTTCTCGGCACTCCCTTGTTGTCAGATTTGATGAAAAAGCAAGGCCCCCACCAACTGCAAGCATGGAGGCACCACTTGTTAGATTATGAGGACGACCTCGATATGGCATTGATGGCTCGCCAAGCGATCGATGATGCTTTTAATTGGCTCAAGGGCACCCAGAATAAGGGGGGCCTGACAGGTAACTCTGTTCAATGGCCAATGAAGTGATCCTCCGAAGAAATTTTGAGTAATCTTGCCTGACGAAGTCTGGAAACCCCAACTCGGACCCCAGGAAAAGGCGATCCGGGCGGCGTTCATCGAAGAGTTGTTTTTCGGTGGAGCCAGAGGAGGAGGCAAGACCTCTTTCCTTATGGGAGACTTTGCAGCCGATGTGCAAGAAAACGGCTCCGCATGGAGAGGGATCGTCTTCCGGCGAACCTATCCCGAACTCGATGAAGTCGTCGAAGAAGGCAAGCGAGTACTCTACAAAGCCTTCCCCGGAACTGAATACAAAGTAGGCGTCCACGAATTTCGCATACCACATGCAACCGGTGATGTGGTGCTTCGCCTGCGACACATGGAGAACGTGGGGGATGCAGACCATTACATGGGGCACCAGTATACCTGGATCTCGTTCGACGAGTTGCCCAACTGGCCCTCCCTCGAAGCCTACAAGAAACTTAAAGCCTGCCTCCGCTCCACCGCGGGTGTGCCGAACATGCGGATTCGGTCTACAGGAAACCCCGGTGGAGTGGGGCACCAGGCTGTCAAGGAATACTTCATCGACCCTGCCCCCGAGGGCGAAGTCGTCATCCAGGACGATCAGTCCATTAACCCTCGGATGTTTATCAAATCCCTTGTCACAGACAACCGAATCCTGCTCGCTGCCGACCCCGGATACATCGACCGACTCAAAGGCGTCGGAGATGAGCATCTGGTCAAAGCGTGGCTCGAAGGAGATTGGGATTCCTTTGTCGGACAGTATTTCACGTCATGGAGCAACGAGTGCGTCATCCCCTCGTTTCCCGTCCCCGACTCATGGCCCCTGTTCGGGGGGCTTGACTACGGCGAAGCTTCGCCTACCTCTTTTGGACTCTACACTATAGACTTTGACGGCAACATCTATCGTATCGGTGAGTACTATCAAGCAGGCGCTGCTGCATCGACCCATGCGTACGAGATCGACAAGATGATCCAGTCGAATCCTTTTACGGGTGGGCGACCGCCTGCTCAGATTTATGCAGATCCATCGATGTGGGCCAAGCGGAGGCTCACGGAAGCGGTGACGCACTCGCCCTACGATATTTTCTCCGAGCAGGGATTGCATCTCACCAAGGGGAACAACGACCGCATCACAGGATGGAGAGTCATCAACGATGCGCTGACCAAGAAGAAGTTTTATGTGTTTGGAGGATGGAACGACAACCTTACTCGAACACTACCCGCTCTACCAAGATCGACATCGAACCCAGAAGATGTGGACACGCATTCGGACGACCATGCAGCCGATGAACTCCGATACGCGATGATGCACATCTATCGACCATCACTGCCCAAACATGACGCCGTGCGGAACCCGTTCTACGGAGGCAACGTGTTGGATAGTCTGCCAGCAAGGAAGACCGCATGACACCCACGCAACTGCAGTTTTGGACCAAGACCTTTGAAACGACCGAGAAGTATATGGTCAAGCACCACGCAATGTGGCGTAGACTCATCAAACTGTATGAACTGGACTTTGATGATCTCGGCATCGCTGATGGCGACCAGAAAAAAATCTCACGGTTCTATCCGCTTACGCGCCAGATCATCGCCTCAGTGGTGTTCCAGAACCCCCGCGTTTTCATGCGCGTCGAAGACAACAATAGTCAGTTCCAGACAGAGATTCTTGAGCGCGTTGTGAACGATGGCTTGGGATTGATTCACGCCAAGCGCCACGTCCAGCAGATCACCTTCGACTCCCTCTATTGCTACAAGGGCATCCTCAAGTGCGGCGTTAATCCTATCGGGGACAATGATATTGTCGCCCCCTACGTAGCGAATGACGTGATGCAGAACGGCATGTTCTATGTCGCCCGAGTGAGTCCATTCAACTTCTACACTGATGTAATGACTCCGCCCCACGACCCCGGCCAAGCGCGCTTCGATTACGAGAAAATGCTGGTGCCGAACGAGTTCGTGCAGAAGGACAAGCGGTTTAAGCACAAGAACGAGATCAAACCGCTGACGACGGAAGATCTCGACGGGATGCTTTCCGACTGGGAAGACTCCAATGGAGATGATGGCGACGAGCAGCAGCAGATGATCGAGAGGGCCAAACAGGAAGGTGGCTACGTCCAGTTGCGCGAGGTCCACGACCGCCTGCACAAAAAGAGGATCACCTTCGCCCAGGGCGTTGAGCAACCCATCGAAGAGATCCCGCATCCCTTCCTTGCTGGTGAGTCACAAATCGCCATCGATCCCATTGATGGAGAGGAAAGAGTGACCGGTCAGTTCCAACCCACCGGCGGGTATCTGGTATCGGGCGGGACGCCCTATATCAAACTGACGCTCGACATGACTCACGAAGGCCCTTACGGTGTGCCGATGATGGCCTACGCCGAGGACACACAGAAAGGGATCGTGGAGTCACTCTCCCGTCGATCCGCAGGAACCAAGAGAAACGCCCGTGTCATTCTCGGCCAGAAGGCAGAGCAGACAGAGAACCCCACTGTGGGCGACGACATCGAGCAGGGCAAGGACGGCAAGATCGTTTGGGTGAATGACGTGAACAACGCATTCGCAGAAATGTCTCAAGCCACTCCGCCTGCAGATCAGTTGGGCCTCGAGTCCGACCTTCGCGCCTACGAGGAACAAATCCTCGCCGTCAGCCAGATGGCTATGGGAGGAGGAAGCAGGGTTACGGCCACGCAAGCGGCTCTCACTGCATCCTTTGGACAGCTAAACCGAGACTGGATGCAGAACCAGGTTGCACAGGTCTTCGAGGACATCTCCTACAACATGGTTCGTATCATGGGGGACAAGCGGTACGAGCCAAAGTCCTTCCTCGTCAATACAGCACAAGGTGAAGATGACCCTGTGTTCCAAGTGGTTCGGTCTGATATGCTCCAGGCAAGATTCCGGGTCCACGTAGAGGCAGGCTCGATGAAGCCGATGTTCGAGGAGCTTGAAAGAGAGGACGCTCTTGCGCTGTTCGGGCACATGATACAGCTGCCTGAGATCCCTCGCATCGAGTCGATCAAACATCTACTCAGAGCTTTCCGTGTTCCCAACCAGGACAAGTTGATCGGCGGTGCCGCAAACCTCGACGCCAAGCGCACTGCGGAATACGAGAACATGCTCTTTCTGTCGGGACAGAACGTTCAGGTTCACCCACAGGAGAACCACAGGGCGCACATGGAGGTTCATCGACAGGTGCCACAGACACCGCAGTGGCAGCAGTTGGTTCAGCAGAATCCTCTACTGGCACAGCAAATTGCTCCCGCCCTCGATCAGCACATGCAGCAGCACCAGCAGGCCCTGCAGCAGATGGCAGGCGGCGGGGCGGCTCCTGCTCGAGTAGGCAACCTGTCAGACGCGGGTGGCCTGGATACGGTTCGGAAGCAGTTGAGCAAGGTAGACTCTGCTGTCAGAAGTTCGGCCCAGGAGACATCGCAAGCAGTTGCCGCCATTGACAGGAATCAGAATTGAAATGCTCGCATCTGGACAACGCCCGTAACCTGAAAGGAACTTTTCTGGATGGCATACAAAATCAACATGAGAGGCGGGTCACATCCCCGCCTTGAGGATTATCACTGCGAATCTTGCGGAAAAGACGAAATCGATGTATTCTTCGAGAAGAAGGAGTCTGTAACTCCGACGAGAGCTTGTCCGCATTGCGGTGAAACTTCTGATCATGTGTTGATCGGGCGACGGCAGAACCACATTCATTCTGACCATAGCAGTATGTATGGGAAGTATGAGCCGGGACTTGGAGTGGTCGTAAAGGATTACGCCCACAAACAGCGCGTGATGAAGGAGTTAGGGGTCATGGAAGGTGCTGACCCTGTCGGCGGGAGCCGGTGTCATATTAAAGATGACCCCGGTCCCCGAAAACCCCATGCGGATAGTGGTTGGTCAGATTGACCAGCACACCTCGAATAGGAGTATCAGATGACTGAACTTGTCCAGACGGACTCGAGCCAAGAGGTTGCGGCAGAAGAGACTACGAACGACGGACTGATCGACTTGGGTGCCGATTTAGACGCCCCAGCAGTCGAAGCAGCGCCCGTCGATGATGAGTCTTTGCCTGCCGGTGCCACGGAAGCGAGAACGACCGATAAGGACGCCCCGGAGCGACCCGCCGAGATCCCCAATAATATCGGGGACGTGGACGTGGACTCCCTTCCTGCACAATTACAGCCACTGGCCAAGCAACTCAAGGGTAGGTTTACCCAAGGGATGCAGGCTTTGGCAGGTCACCGCCGTGAGTTAGAGGCGCACCAGCAACAGCGCCTTGAGGAGCGTGTGAATCGGTTGGAGACTCCTCCACAAGAGGAGCCTGACCCCTTAAGTTCTTTGAGATCGACACTGGACCAAGACGAACAGCGTTCGTTGGACGTGATCAGTGAAGTCTCGAAAATGACGGTTGGCAAGGAACTGGAGGCACAGACGGAGAAGGTCGCGCAACTCACTGAGTTTGTTCGGCGTATTGCTCTCCACATGGCCAACGGAGCAACCCAGACCGCCAATACAGCAGCCAGTCAAGCTCGGGAGAAGTATCCCGACATTGACCAGAGTGCTGACCAGGTGAATGCGTTAACTGGTGTGCAGAACAGGGTTACGGGCCTCAACTATACGCCGACTGAGGCGTACGAGTTGATCCACGGGATCTCCGCACAGCAAAGCGCACAGCTGAAAGAGCAAGAGGACAACGTTCGCCGCACCGCCACAGGGTCGTTGACCCCGCCGTCGCCAGTGTCTGCTGATTCGGAGCAGGGAGCTTTATCTGAGGAACAACTTGCTTCCGAGTTGAGAAAACTTGGATTAACTCCATGAAGTAGACAACAAAGGCACAATAAGCCATGGTTGCTGCAACTACCAGTGAAACCTGGGATGCGGCGTGGACACTGACGATGAGGGCGCATCGCAAGCGTCTCACCGACAATATCAGTGACTCCTACCCGACTCTTGGGAGATTCCGCAAAGCCGGAGTCATGGAAGTCGAGACAGGCGGTAAGGAGATCCAGGAAGACTTGATGTATGGTCTTGGTTCTTCTGAGTGGTTCGATGGATTCGACGTGCTTTCGACCAACGCGGTCGATGGGATCACGGCGGCTTTCTATCAGTTCCGCTACAACGCCACTTCTGTTGTCATCTCCGACACAGAGGACGCCGAATCCCGCAAGGCCGGTTCGACGAAACTAATTACCGCCAAGAGCAAGCAGGCGATGACCAAGTCCTTCGACACGGTCAACTCTGCAATCTTCGCTTCGCAGTCTGGCAAGTCCATGTTGGGCCTGCAGGACATCTGTGCTGAGTCCACGGGAACCACGCTCGGCGGCATCTCGCAGTCCACCAATACATGGTGGGACAACAAGCGGGGCGACTTTAACAATGGCACCGGTGAGCTTTCCGCGTCCAGCACATCGTTCCTGACCAAGCAAACCGACCAGTTTGAAGGTATCACTGCCATGGGCATCATGTGGAATGCTTGCTCCGAGGGCAATGATAAGCCGGACTTGATTGTCACATCTTTCACCCACTACGGGAACTTCGAGGCTGTTTTTGAAGGTTCCGGCATGACGCGATTTGTGTCGAAGGGTGATCGGTCTGGTCCCAATTTCGGAATCGGCGCTGAAGGCGACGTAACGTACCGAGGCGCTCCGGTCATCGCCGACCGCGACTGCACTGCGGACAACATGTACTTCCTGAACACGAAGTATCTCAAGCTCAAGGTGCAGGCTGGCAAGAACTTCGCCAAGACCCCGTTCCGTGAGCCGTCCAACCAGTTGGCCCGTGTTGCGTTTGTCGTATTTGGCGCGCAGATGGTCACCAACAACAGACGCCGTCAGGGCGTGCTGTACGATCTGGCCTAATAACCTTGCCCCCAAGCCAATGGGGGTTCACACCCTGCCCATAGGGGAAAGGATGTATGATGAGTTATTTGAATCACAACTTCATCACCAATCGTGTTGGTGGTGACGGAACTGGCAGCAAGGCTGGCCAGGGCATTTATACAGAGTCTTCGACTGCCAAGTTTGCTATTGGTGAGAAGTTGGAGTTTGCAGATGGCAGGGTCTTCCGTTACGGGTATACCGCTGCGGCTATCAACGCTGCTGAATTAGTTTCCCAAGATGTTTCGGCTACCTGTCTGGTCGAAACAGATAATATCGTAATCGCTGCCGCTAACGGATTCTCTCCTGCGGCTGGTTCGTCGAAGCTCCAGATTACCCTCGGAAGCATAACGAAGGACCAGTATGCCGGGGCATATCTGCAAATCGCCAATGATGGAGGAGATGGCACTGGCGAGGGGATTCAGTATCGAATCAAAAGCAATAGTGCGACGGCATTTACGACCGCTGGCAAGGTAGACATTGAACTGTATGATCCGATCAAAGTCACCTTGACTACTGCGTCTGACATCGCAATTACCGGTGGACTGTGGTATAACCTGAGAGCTGCTGTTGGCACAGCGGATTATATTATTGCTGGGGTTTCTCCTATTGCATTTACCGCCAATTACTATGGATGGTTCCAGACTGCTGGAATCGCCTTGATTTCATGTGATGGCGCTCTTGCTATTGGAGTAAATACTACGCTGTCCGACAGTGACGCTGGCCATGTTCAGTTGAAGGATGCTGAAACTGAGCCTTTGGTGGGTTACACTACGTATGCATCGGATGACGATGCTCATGTGGGCGTTGTCCTACAGGGCCTAACGCCGTAGCAAATAACGAAGGCGGACACATTTTTTGTGTCCGCCTTCATCAAACAACACAACGGAGATATTATGGCCGAGCAAGCAAAGACTGATACAAAGACCCAGCTTAACAGCCTTCTGGAACTTGTTAAGCAGGCCCCTGCAGATTACAAGTCGGCGATGCGTGACGCGCTCGGCACAGGAAGTGTGATCCAGAAGAATAAGCCGCCCCAGAACAATGCCGATGCCAAGCGAATTGCCTTTACGGTAGGAGAGATCCTGCATCCCGAAGGGTTTGAGCCAAAGCCTTCTGAGGGCCTTGTAGCGGCTCTTGGCAAGGAAGAGGCCCAGCGGGTCACCACAGAGCGTTACCTGCGGAACCAGGGCATCACAGGCGCTTCCAGCACGATCACGGGGCGTGACGCTGATCAAATGCATATCGCATCTGGAGAGATGACGATGTCTCCTGAAGAAGCAGCGGATCTGGCCGTAGAATAATGCCTGCCAGACCTCGGTCTGAGCGGAAGCAGGCGTCCCCACGGCTCGGACAGCCGGTGCGGAGGAGATCCGCAGCCAACCCTGTTGTGTCCGGGCAGCAGAACCAGGCCACCTCCTTCGGGGAGGTTGGTCTATTCGGAGTTATTACAGCGCAGACAGTCACCCTGTCGTCCTTCTTAAAGCTGGCGAACCTCACGACCACGCAGAGGGATGCGCTCACTGCCTCCAACGGCATGATCATTTACAACAGTAGCACCAACAAATTTCAAGGCTACGAAAACGGAGCCTGGGCGAATCTGATATGACACTGGCTACTGCAATTTCGATGGTGCTGTCTCGGGCGGGTTTGGACACGACCAACGCGACATACAAGGACCAAGCGCGGATCTACCTGAATACTGCGGCCACGGGGATCGTCAACTTACTCGGCGGTAAGTGGTGGTTTTTGCACAAGTCGTCCACGTTTGTAACTACCAAGACTATCACCATCACGGTGAGTTCTGGCGCGTTCACTGTTGGTGAGACGGTGACTGGTGGCACTTCTGGCACGATGGTGGTCACTGGGATTAGTGGGACTTTTGTTGCCGGGGAGACTGTGACTGGGGGCACTTCTGGAAGAACAGGAGTCATCACAACCGCATACGACGGTTCCACTTCGATCACACTTAGTTCTGTTTCGGGCACCTTCACATCGTCCGAAACAATAACTGGTGGCACATCGTCGGCCACTGCGACCTTCTCTTCTTTCACGGCATCTTCTTGCGTGGTTGACGCTGCGTATGACGCCACCAATTATCCCACCGCTTTGCTGATAAATGCACTGTCTGGGGCGTTCACCGCGTCTGAGACGCTGACGGGTGGCTCGTCCGGTGCCTCTGGCACGTATTCCAGCATCGCCAGTACGCAGACCTACGCTCTTGGTTCGGATGTGATCACCCCACACTCGTTTGTAGACGTGACGAACGACAGACCTCTGGGTGCTACCGGCATGGACTTCATTGACGCGGCTGACGCGGATAGAGACTACAACGCTGACGGTCGCCTGTGGCACCATGAGGGAATCGACTCGATTACTGGCAAGATTTTGATCCGCTTTCATCCGATCAGCGAGACTCCTGGCGACGACATTCGCTACCGCTACCTCGGTCGCATCACAGATTGGACTTCTTCAGACGACTCTACCGACATGGCTCGGTGGTTTCCCGAGGAGCTACAGCCTGCGCTGTGGATGGGTGCCGCTGAGTTGTACCTGCAGGAAAAAGGCGACGAGGAAGCCGCTGCCTCCAACCGGTATGAGCATGATCGGATCGTAAAAGCAGCCAAGGAAACCAACAGAACCATTTGGGGTAACAGAATATGGCGCAGGCAGTCCCTGCCCTCGTCCGGCGGGTTTAACTACAGCCCTGCAGCTGGAAGCCTAACGGCGGCATAAATGGCTATTGACGGCGAAGACATTCAATTAGGCCCCTGGACCGGCGGAGTGTGGTATTCCCGCCCCGAAGAGGATGTGGCTGAAGACGAGATTTCCGCCATGGAAAACGTTCGTATTCAGCCCGCAGGAGCCTGCGAGAAGCGTCCGGGGACTGTGTCCTATAAGTCCGCTGCCGCCTACACCTCCAATCCTACCTGTACAATGATCGCAGAGTTTACTGTGCCGCCCTCTACGACCCACGTCGTGGCGGTATTTGGCACAGCGATCTACCAATACTCGGCAGCATCCTCCCCCGTATGGCAGGCTATCACAGGAAGCCTGACGATTACTGCGGCAGACGATAATACGTTTGAATGGGCAGTGGACGAGGCGACCGGAACTTTGCTGGCAACCAACGGCGTAAACCCCCCTTGGAAGTGGACGGGGTCAAGCACCGCCGCCGCGGCTGACGTGGACTCGAGGTTTACCACTGCGGAGCATGTCGCCTTTTGGGACAACCGCGTTTGGTGGGGCAATGTTGATACGTCATATGATCGGCTATGGTATTCCGACATCGCAGACATTGACACTGTCGGAGCAACGTCGTTCTACCAGTTCGGCCACCCCATCACGGCATTGGTCCCGACCCGCAATGCGCTGACCGTGCATACAACGGGTGGCATCTATACGCTGGTGCCGACAGGCAATGCCGACATCCCCTATCAGCAGCAGCAGAAGACCGGGAGAGAGAACTCCGGTGGTGTAAGAGCAGGGCGCGCGGCTTTGAATGGCCGTGCAATAGTTGTGCTTCCGGGCGACAGGCAGCTTTTCCTGCGCGCAGACGGGATTTACCTGTGGGACGGGGAAGACGAGGTCGAGAAAAAGTCTTTTCAGCTTGACCTGGGCTACTGGCCCGAGTTGGTCACCAGCCGCCTGACGCAAGCGTTTGCCGTCTATTATCCCAAGGAAGCCGAGGCGTGGTTTTGGGTTCCTTATGGGACTGGCCAGACGGCAATGAATCACATCATCGTCTATTCGGATCGGCACGATTGTTGGTTTGGCCCGATGACCGGATCGGGTTCCTACTTCTACCGCAACTGTGCGGCCTCTATCGACGGAAAACCCCATGCGGGGACTCTTAATTCGTCGGGGTCGATTGGCGGTAAAGTCATGGACCATGAGCCTGACAATACCTACAAGGACGACGACGCATCTGCCAGCGGAATCGCTATCCGTGCCTACTTCCGCACAGGTGCCCCGGCTCCTGAAGGTTCTGGAGTGCGGCTCCGCTGGCTCTATACTCGGACCTACTACGATGCCACAGGGAACTACAACATCACGGTCAACCAGGAGTCTTCTGGCGTCAGCGGAACAACAAAGACTTTGAATGTGTCTGGCGGTGGATTTGATTTGGACGAGGACAATCTTGACGAGGCCGAACTTGGCACCGTAAGAATGCTGGCCTACGACACAGATCTCAGTGAGTATGACCCGCACTCGAGCATCAAATTCACAAACAACACTATCAATGAGTTTTTCCGTATTCGTAGAACACATCCGACGTACAAGAACATTGGCCGCAAGCGCCGTATCGGCGCAGGAGTTTCATAATGGCAGAAGGTTCATTCAGCGTCTTCAAAAATCCAGACCTTGTCAACATTACTGGCGGAGGCTTCGATAAGCGGCGTCTTCGCCCGCAGCCAGGTGGACAGGGGTTTGATCCCGGCATTCAGATCGGAGATCTGGACACACAAGGCAACCGCAGCATCTTTGCGGACGGGACTCTTGTCGGCGCGACTTCGGGCCGAAATGTCATGGGGCACTCGCGGGGGTTCGGCAGCTTCATGCCCACGACAACGTCCTCCTCTACCGGCGCAAATAATGCAGTAGCAGGCGGCGGGTCGGCTCCTCCAGGCGGAAGTGGTTCGGGCCAAGGGTCTGTCAATCCCATAGCCGACGTAGATCCTCTTCCGCCCTTAGATCCCCTTTCGACCCACGTCTCCGACGCTGACCCGCCGCGTGGCTCGAATCAATTTGAACTTGACGAAGATGTGTTTCCCGAGAAGCCTATTGAGGTCACCACTGAATCTGATCCGTACATCAACCCCCAAGAATTGCGGACAGACCGAGGGGCCTTCGATACTGCTGACCAAAGGCTTGCGGCATTAAACGACCTTCGGTCCCTGCCTCCGATGCTGCAGGCACTCCAACAGATCGGGCTGGACCCAAGCTCTCCGTTGGCGCAGATGCTCAACAGCATCCAAACCGGGGGCACGACAAGTGAACGGTTTCGTAATTGGGATACGCCGGATCGGTTCTCTGCATTCCTTGACAGGCTCGAGGGAAGCGGTGGCATTCTTGACGATATCTCTGCGTTCGATGCGCCCTCATCGATAAACGAAGTCAGGGATTCTCTCGCAGAATCCCAAGGTTTTTTAAGGGATATCGCAGGCGGCTCGTTTGGCGGTGG